CACCGCATACATCACCACGAAGAACCACAGTTAAGTAAGAAGAAAAAGAAAAAGGGGACCGAAGCCCCCTAGTATTCGCCATTCGCGGATAGCAAATTATTCTTTGTTGTTGGTAACAAACACCGAGACAGCGAGATCAGATGTCTGCTCGTCTTCTTCAGCGATTTCTTCTTCCTCTTCCTCTTCGTCTTTAAACTCTACTTCAAGCCATTCATCGGCGTCGGCGTCGTACCAATACCACATGTCGTTCTCTTCGTCGTAGAAGTATTCTTCGTCTTCGTCGTCAATAGAAACTTGCTCGTAGTCAGCGGCCCAACCGTTTTCCTTTTGAAATTCGATGAATTCGCGGATGATTTCAATCTTCTCAAAATCGTTTGTTTCGATGGTCATTGTTTCGTCGTTAAAACCCCAGTCGCTGAGGTCAATAGTGATCTTATACATAGTTTCTCCAAGTTAAAAACGGGTGTAAATGGGTGTGGTTTTGGTCCACAAGGCTCATAGTAAACCACCTTTATGACTTCTGCAAGGCAATAAAAAAGGCCCCTTGTGGGGGCCTAATTTAGGTTTGGTTAAACCGAAGGTATTAGAACGAGCCGGGTGAGCCGTAAATACCGAGAGGGTCAGAAACACCGAAGCTATAACGCTCACGGGCCTTGTAGCGGAAGTTACCTGTATCGAAGTCACCGTCGGTTGAGTTAGCCAAAGGTGTACGAACAAAGTGCTTCAAGCCGTTAGGCACGTCAGTTGTCAAGAACCAAGCGTTTGTGTCTGTCAAATAGTGGTTGACAGTGTAGCCTTCAGGGATCACGCCGTTGTTCTTAATTGCGTTGACGTCGTTGTTGTTAGTACCGACGCGGAGTTCAGTTTCCAACAAACGAGTAGCAACGAATTGCAAAGCAACAGGGAGGATCAACTTCTTGGGCTTGGCAGCGATCAACAGACCACGCTCATCAGTCCAGCCAGCGATTTGGATAACGGCGTTCTCGAGAGAAGTTTCGTTCAAATCTGCGCCGGTTGTTGGGCGGTTGCTGTTAGTGCCACCGTTGACCAATGGGTGTGCAGTGCTGAAGAGAGGCTGACCATCACCATAAGTGAACTGAGAGCTAAAACCGTTGTTCAGGATGTTAGCGCCCTTGATCTGCTTGGTGTAAGCCATACCGCGAGCCAATGCTTTGGTGTAACGGCTAGACAACGAGTCATACAAGTTATCTTCCATTGCTTCTTCTGTAACAGCGAAGCCCATAGCGATTGTTTCGTGGTTGTAACGAGCTGTCCATGCTTCTTGCGCGTTGTCGTAAGCGATGGCGGAACCTTCACTCTTAACAGGTGCAGCAGAGAAACCAGACAGTTTTGTCTCTTCTTCGAAGGAACGCTCAGAAGTCTCTGTTTCGTAGATTTCTTTGTGTTCTTCGCCGTAACGAGCGTACTCCAAACCGAACAAAGCGTTCAAGCCGGGGACTAACTCTTTTAATAGTTGTGCGCGTGAAATTGCCATTTTAAATTACTCCTTATTAGGCGGTTGCAGAACTGTAGTAGCCATGCACCAACAAATTCACCTTCACCAGAATTTCTGGGAAGACTGTAAAAATCACAGTCGAAGAAGATGGAATGGCGGTCACTGAACCGGGGACTGCGATTGCTGCGTTCAGCGTAATGTCGGTAGCGCCAGCATTTGCGGCAGTATCAACAAACGAGCCAGTGTTAATCACTTGACCGTTAGAGGCCAAATAAGCAACGCTAGTACCCACGGGAATGGCTTGCGGCGAACCACTACCAGTCAAGGTGAGGGTGGTGCTTGAAGAGCTACCTGTAGCCGTAAAGCTATAAGAAGTATCAGGCACAACACCAACACAACGAACCGGTAGGATCGTGGTAACAGGCGTATCGTTAGGAGCCAACACAGCGTTTGCAGAGTTACCAGTGTTGACGTTACCGGTGTTGTTAATCATCGAAAGGTTGGTGCCGATCATCGCCAAACCGCCAGAAGCCAAGGTGGTGCCCGAAGAACACACAGCAGCTTTGAAGACAGTGTCAGGATCATCACACACAATAGCTTCAGCATCGCCAGCCAAAGTTCCGGTGGGCCAGAACTGCTGAAATTGCTTCTGCTTAGTGATAGGGTTTGTGAACGAACAACCCAAGAAAATACCGGTTACTTGGTTTACACCGGTACCGGTAGAAACGGCTGCACGGGTAATAAAACCACGCGACAACACCACGAAATCACCGTAGAAGATGTTCGTAGCATAGCCGTACTGAATAGGCAAGTTGCGAGTAGAACCCGCAAATACCTGACCTCCGATCAAATTGATCGGTTTTAGCCCGTAAGGGGCGTCGACCACTGGATAAGCCATTTAAGACTCCTTTTAAAAAATTAAAAACCGGAGCCAAAGCTCGTAGACGACCGGCGCTCATTGAACAGGGGCATCTTCGAATTACTTTGGCGCATGAATGAATTATCTGCGGATGCGAGTTGCAAAGCGGTTTCTTCTTCGATTTGCGCGGCGCGATCTTCCACCATCTCTCGTGGTATCTTAGTAAGCAGCAAGCCGCCAATTTCGATACTGTCGGGGAAATGGTTGTTTTTTCCACCTAACAAGGTAACTTCAGGGTGCATAGAAGCTTTTACGGGCTCATAACCCTCTTCTAAACGCACAGAGATGTTTTTAGGGTCGTCTTGGCCATTAATGCTCAAACGAATCCAACGGAATTCATATCCGGGTTCTTCTTTGACATGTGGCAACAAACCTACTTTTTTCCACTTGCGAGGCCGCAGGCCGGTCTCACGAGTAGTGTTTTCGCGTTTGCTACGATCTAATCCTTCGATCACGTCTTTATGTGCTTGTACCATGTTATCTCCTTGTTTCCTGTTCCGCAACCTTACGAGCATAGAGTTCCAATGGAACACCTAAGCGCTTGGCGATATTTACTTGACTCTCGGTCAAGCGAACCTTTTTAGGGGCTGTACTACGTGTAGCGGGGGCGACTACATTTGCAGACGCTTTAGTTACACTCGCATTCGATTTTGAACGACTCTGTGGTGCGGGTTTTTCATCCTCATCCTCATCGTCGTCTTCCGGACCGAAGTATTCCGGAAATTTTTCGCGCATACGAGAATTAATTTTCTCGTAGTATTCATCTGATGTGGGGTCAGCCCCCGCGCTAATAATCTTCTTATGGTATGCAAGGGCTAGGCTCGTCATTTCTTCGTCGTCGCCAAACCAAGTATTCTTTTCACGCCATGCTTCGTACTTTTCGTCGCGTGGAGGAGAAAATTTTGGTATTTGTACCTCATTATCATCCTCGTGTAAAGGGGTCGGTTTGTAATTGCTTACCCGATCAAACTTTACTTTTGCCGCTGCGAGTTCTTCGTTTGCCTCCATGAGGCGGTCAGAGTCACCTGCTTCGTACGCTTCTTTATACTTTTTACGTGAATTGTCAAGTTCAACGGATACTACACGTTTTGCTTGCTCAAGTAAAGAGTTTTGGTTCTCATTTAGCGATCCTTTGAGCTTTTTGTTCTCTTCGACCACCTTATGAGCAATTTTAATGGCTTCTTCTCGCTCCTGTCGGGCGATGTCGGCTTGTCGGCGTGACTCATGGTAGCCCTTTTGCAGGTGCTGAATACGTCGGCGAACCTTCTCCCCGTACTGACTTAGCTCATCTTCGTCAGCATCTTTGGGGTCTTCTTCCATTTTTTTGTAGTTTTTCGGCTTTTCAGGGGTGTCGTCAACGATTTCTACCTCTGTTTTGCCGTTATCTACAATTTCTACCCTAATTTCGGGCTCTTTTTTGCCGTTTTCGTCCCCGCCGTCGGGGAATTCGTACTTTTCGACTTTCATTTTGCCTCCTTATAGACGTGTAATACCGCGTGGGTCTTGCACAACAGCTTCCACACAGTCGTCGTGGATCAAACGGAACTCTTTTCCGTGAATTTTGATGCGTGTACCGGTATTTGGGCGAACAATAATGAAGTCACCCTCTTTACACAGCGGCCCAGATGGGAATTTGCTCGGGTCTTTGTAGGCATCGGGGCCCAACTTCACAACAAACAGCACTGGGGACAGCAACTCTTCGTAGTGCATGGTTTTTCCGGCCTTCAAAATGCCGCTTTCGTACTCCTCACTGATATCAGGCAGTACAGTCAAGATGTAGTAGGCCACGGGGTCGGGCATTTGTCGTGCTTTTTCCTCCGCGCTGGTATTCAAGATACCAGATAAATCTACCGCTTTTACATCAAACTCATTCATCGTCGTTTTCCTTTAGTCTTCGCACAAGGTCTTTAATTTCTTCCTGTGCAGTTCGCAGACCTCGGATTGCTCCGCACAGTTCTTTGTATTCGGAGAAGTCTTTAGCTCCTCCGTCACTCAGGTGGGACACGAAACTCTCGATTCTTTTCTCAAGCTTTTCGTGGCATAGTTCTAAATAGCTGTTTGTCATGATTGATCGCCTTGGTTAGGATTTTGTTTGTTTTGACCGGGCTGTTGCTTGGGCTGGTTAGCACGGGCCGCGTGCCCAGCTTGTGTTTTGTACAGATCGCTTTGAATCTTCACCTTGGTCTGGAGTTCCTGTGACTGGATGCGGTTGCGGTCTTTCTCGCGTTCGCTCTCCATGCGGGCCTGTTCAAGTTGCAGACGTTGGAGTGCGAGCTGACTATCAATCTGGTCTTTTTGCACTTTGCGCTGCGCGTCCATCTTCTTAATCTCAAGCTCTTGCTGCTGGATTTGAATGAGTGGGTCTTGCGCGGCTTGTTGTTGCTGCTGCTGTTGCTGCTGTTGAGCGGCTGCGGCTTGGTTCTTTTGCAGCAGTTGTTGTGAGCCTTGGGCGATGAGGCGAGAGAGCTGGACCTCGATATCCGCTGGCAACTCTTGATCTGGAGCGGGCAGTGGCACGCCAACCATCTCTTCAACTTCTTTGCGGTACTTGAACCCAAGATGCTCTGCAAGGTGAGCCATGACAGCGCCTTGTACTTGTTGAGCCATAGGAGATTGACCAATCATCTGCTGCACGATTGGGTCTTGCATCAGCGCCATGTGTGTAGCGATATGCGCATCATGGTCTTGGTACATAAACGCCTTGGTCGGCTTGCTCTTTAGGAACGCCATGTTCTCGCTCAACGGGTCGCGTGGTGTCTCATCTTCTTCAATAGGCACGATCTTGTCCGCGTGCTTAACACCCAACACCTCAATCATCTGACGATGCAAATGTGGCAAGTCATAAATCTGCGGAGCCTGCGACGACAACTGGATCACCGCTTGGTACTGCATGATGCGCTGCGCCATCGTGGATGAGTTGGGGTCAGACACGGGGATGACCTCCACCATGTCATAGTCTTCCTGCTTGGCTCGGCGATCAGCCCCTGTCGGGTCGTACTCGTACTCGGTCGGCGCGTAGTCACGGATGATGTTCTTTAAGAGCTTGAACTCTTGCTTCATCGAGTAGTGGACGCGGGCCTGCACAGCACTCAGGGTTTTTAGTTGTCTTTCAAGAATAGCCAAGGTTGTACCTACGGGCGTATTCGCACTCATATCCGAGATTTGCAAATCAGCAACTGAACCCAGTCGGCGACCTTCTTCTGTGATCTTCTCAAGCAACGCGGCCAGAACCTGTGATGGCTCCTTGTATGGCAGGGCCATGATGTTGTCTTTAATCGCGCCGCTTGGCACATCCACGTCACGGAACTCACCGGGGGAAATCGGTGTATCGTCGCCCTTAACACGCAGACCACGGGACTTCAATCCGCCGGGCAGGTTAGACAAAGTACCTGCATCAATCAACTGACGAATCAACGCAGTACCAGCGCGAGCGTAACCACCAATCAAGTGGATGTATCCGAACCCATACGCACCGAAGCCGGGAACATAGTCATACTGCACCATATGCTGGCGCTTGAGTTTTAACTCGTCTTCCTCTTCGTAGTTGCGGTAGATGGAGAGGACTTCTGTTGTGCCACGGTCAATAGTCACAATGTACGGATACGCCACACCATCTTCATCGTCGTAGCCGGGTAGCGCGTAGTCGATCTGCACTTCATACACTTGGTAGCGATCATCTGTGGTGATGGAATAGCCCTGCTCATCAGCTTTCTTCTTCTCCACGTCGGTGAACACTTCTACTGGGTCACCCAAGTCAATGTCGCGGTAGAACCCAACTTGTTGCAGCTTCTTGATGTCGTTCTTAGTTTTACGCATGATGTGTGTCACGCGCTCTGCCGTACGGGCTCCGCTAGCACCGTAAGGAATAATCACATCCTCTGCTGGAATATAGATAGACGTCTGACGACCCAACGCCATGTCGAAATAAACTTTCTTGAACGCCGATCCAATCAACCCCAAGTTAAACAACATGCGCTCATGCTCAGGGCGGTACTCAGGCATCTCCTCAGTCAGTCGGTAGTTCATGTCCTCTCGAACGCGGTCGGCTGCCTTGTCTTTCTCGGGCGTGCTGTTACCAATGATCTGCGTCTTAACGGGACCTTGCGCGGGGAATGTTTCGAGGATTGTCTCTGACTGGAATCTCACAGCAGCTTCTGTCAGCACGGTAGAAAACACACCGCAAGCTCCTGCCCAAGGCTCGGTCCGCTCTTCGTACTTCATGCCCAACACTTCGAGACCCTTGACGAACATCTCTGTCCAGTCTTTACGCGATGCAATGTCGGCCTCAACCATCTCCATGATGTCGCTGCTAATTTTGCCTAGCTCGTCTTCGTCAATCTCTTCGGCAAGGTTTTTGTTGAACTCAGAGTCGGCGTTATTTTTGCCTCCAATCTCAATTTCTACTTCCGTCTCCAAATCTCCGGGAAGTCCGATTTCTACCTCGATGTCCGGTTCGCCCATCAACATGCTCTCCAAACCTAGTGGGGCTTGGTACGCGCCTTTGTCCATTGAATTCGTTGCCATGATTTTCCTTTAGTGTCCGATGTGTTAATAATATGCTTTGCGTCTGCGAAAGCCCCGCAACTCTTCCTGCTCGTCGGAATTGAGTTTTACGAAGCCACCTTTTCTGAATCTTATTAGTGCCTGTGTGGAGGAGTCAACCAAGTCATCGTTTGGAGCATTTGGAAACGCAGCCATTTCTTCGATCACTTCATCAGCCCAACGGTTCTCGGGGGCCCACACTTTACCGCTTGCAAACAAATCCGATACAGAGTTAATCCGCACAAACTTGTCGTTGCCCCGACTGGGTGTGAATTCTTGCACAGGTATGCCCATCGCCCGAAGTTCAAAAATCAACGGGGCTCCTGCTGCTTTAGCTTCCACAATACATGCGTCCGGTTGCCATTCCTCGTAGTGCTTCAAGGCCACTTCTTTTAGTTCTGGAAACTCCATGCGTCTTTTTAATGCGTCGAGCAAAATTATGTTCGGGTCGTTCTCGTTTTCGTTCGGGTAGAACACACCCCATGTCGTGCAGGCAGAGAAGTCACTTCGCTCATTCTTTGAGAACGCCGTGTCCCATGACTGGATAATCAACTCGCAGTACGGTGGCTTGGGTTCTTTCCATCGCTTCCACCATTCACGCTTGACAATCGCGCCCTCTTCACCTGTTGGGCTTTGCTGATACTGTGCGTTCCACTTAGCGGGTGGCAATTCATCACGCAGGGCTTCGAGTTCTTCAATGCTCCAAAACTGCGGCCACAAAGAATTACCGGACGGCAAGATAGCCGGGAACTCAATAATCTCCCACTCCTCACCACGGTCTCGGCTCATCGCATCTTTAAGCACTCGGCCCGTCAAGTCCAAGTCACTCCAACGAGTCATCACAACTACGATAGCCCCACCCGGTTGCAGACGCTGACGCGGTCCTGATGTGTACCACTCATACACTTTGTTGTAGACCTCTGGGTTGCTCGCAGCGATAGCAGCTTCTTGTTCTGAATGTGGGTCGTCAATGATTAGGATGTCCGCACCCTTACCGGTCACAGCTCCGCCGACACCAATCGCAAAGTAATCCCCGCCCTTAGAAGTGTTCCATCGGCCCGCAGCCTTTGAGTCCGCTTGCAGATGTAAATCCGGGAATATCTCTCTGTAAACTTCGGAATCAACTAAGTTACGAACCTTACGTCCGAAGCCCACCGCGAGTTCAGCAGTGTGTGATGTTTGAATCACTTTCTTCTCTGGGTACTTCCCCAAGAACCACGCTGGCAGTAGGTAGGATGCGAATTCGGATTTCGTGTGTCGGGGCGGCATGTTGATGATGAGCCTCTTAATCTCCCCTCGCGCTACGCGTTCGAACGCTTCGGCCATCCGCTTGTGGTGTGCGCCAGAAATAAAGTTAGGCCAGACTTGCTCAACAAACTTAATGAAACGATTTTGCCGCAGCTCCCGAGCTTTCAACTGCTCTAGTTTTTTCAATTGAGTGTCCAGAACTCGTAAGTCAGAGTCCGACAACAACTGCTTCCCGAGCAGGGCTTCAATGTCTTTCAAGCTGGCTTCATTCATCAGGCAGCTCTTTCTCGGGCGGGGTTTCTTCTTGGTCTTCGTATTCTTCGTGTGGTGGTTCTTGTGGGTCGAGGTATTCTTCGTGTGGTGGTTCTTGTGGGTCGAGGTATTCTTGGAACTCTTCGCCAAACCCAACCTCGTAATCTTCCGGTGCCCCCAGTTGCGCATCAAGGTCGTCGAGTGGTACTACATCTGTAATCTCTGCATTCATCAAACGCTTGACTCGGTCCCTGATTGATTCTTCTAAGGATGAGCTGCTTGTATGGTGTACCGTGATTTCGCTGCGTTCTGTAAATAAGCCGACATCGCTAATTTTGCCTAGGAGTTCTAGAGCCTTCAGTTCGTGGCGTGTGTCTCCGCAATCGGCTATCTGTACTAACTTATTTGTTATGAAGTTACGCGCTTGGAGTTGGTCTGAGAACGCTTGGAAGTCAAACCGCTTGATGATCGCCGACGCTGCTGCGGCTTCCGCAGGTACTGATATGTGTTTGGGTGTGTGGGGTTTACTCTCGCCGAGTATCAATTCTTTTGCTTTTTGCAAGTCGGTATTGCTGTAGTCTATGGACCCGCCGAGCTGATTGATTAAATCTACTGTATTGACGGCAATAGAAATGCTATCCGCGTGAGTCTTAGGTTGCTCATCGGACATGTCAAACGGCAGTGGGTGTTCTGCTGTAGGGTTAACTTGGATCATTTGTCTCGCACTTCGTTAGAAGGAATGTTGGGTATTGGTTTTTCCAACAGGGCGGAATATAGCACAAAATATCACAAAATATCACAAAAAATAGGGGTGGGGGTTTTGTTGTAAAAAAGAGACGGGGGGGGTGTCCCGTAAAAAATAGGGGGTGGGGGG